GGCTTTGGGTGGCTTAATACTAGAAGGTGATTCAAACGATGAATAAAAGGCAGATAGAGGTACATAAAAAACTATTGAATGATGAGGAAGATGTACTGAAAAGGCTGGAAGAAAACTACCAGAAGGTATTGGATGAAATACAGGAAAAAATCAAAATTCTTCAGGCCGATGAATTGACTCAGAGTAAGATTTATCAGCTGGAATATCAAAGGGCTTTGGAAAAACAGGTAACGGGTATACTGGAGGTTTTGAAGGGAAATAACTTTCAGACAGTCAATGAATATTTAAAAGTATGTTATGAAGATAGTTTTATCGGTACACTATATGACCTTCACGGGCAGGGAATACCATTAATTTTTCCAATTGATCAGGAAGAAATGGCCACGATGATTCAGAAGACCCACAGTGATATTAAGCTTTCAAAAAGGCTTTATGATAATGTGGATGTCTTAAAAGATGAAGTTATCAGCGAAGTGAGTCGCGGCATTTCGAATGGATATTCATGGCAGCAGGTAGCAAGGAATCTCGCCGCCTATTCTGGCATATTGCTTCACAGGGCGAAGACCATTGCACAAACGGAAGGTCACAGGGTGCAGCAGCAAAGTCAGATGAAGACATTGGAGAAGGCGAAGGATGCCGGAGCAGATGTTGTGAAACAATGGGATTCAACGTTGGACAGCAGGACCCGGGAAGACCATCAGAAGCTGGATGGGCAGATTAGAGAATTGGATGAACCTTTTGACGTGAATGGCTGTAAGGCGATGTATCCCGGGGGCTTTGGAATTGCATCTGAAGATATAAACTGTCGGTGCTGCATGTTGCAGCGGGCAAAATGGGCCTTGGATGAAGAGGAACTTGAAGAATTGAAGAAACGGGCTGAATTTTTCGGCCTCGATAAGACAGACGACTTTGAAGAATTTAAAAATAAGTTTTTTGAGAATATCGTAACCGATGCTGATACAAAAGCAATATATGATTACATGGGTTCAAAATCGTACATAATTAACGAAAAGTTAAGGGATGGTATGGAATTATCAGATGATGATAAGAATTTCATAAAGGAATTAGATACTGCATTAGATAAGATGCCAGTATATAATGGAAACCTTCAACGCTCGCTTTATTTTAAAACCCAAGAGAATGTTGAGGAATTCTTGAAAAGTTATTTTCCAGATGGTATTATAAAATATAAAGAATATCTGTCAACAACTAAAGGAGAATCTTATAATCCAGATGGGCAAGTACAAATTTTCATTCAGGATGCGTTGAATGGTAAGGACATAAGTGTATTGAATCCAAAGGAACAGGAAGTTGTCTATAAGCGGGATAGTTGTTTTGTGGTATTAGATATCCTGAATATTGATGATGTCTATTATATTTTGTTAGGAGAAACAAATGAGTGATAAATTATTTTCAGATAAGAGATGGACAGAGGCGCCAAAGGCGTTTACGGTAGGGCAGCAAAAATCTACACCGGAAGAAAAAAAGCAACATAGGGAAAAGCTCAATACTATTTTAAAAGAAAAGGGTATTCTGAAATAATAAAGGACGATATTAACCCTTTTATGCCTATATGGCCGTTATACGAGGTCTGGTGGCACAATTTAACATGATTTAAGACTGTACAGGTGTATGGTCTTTTTTATTTGTCCGAAAAAGGCTTATGACGTTTAAACTGCTGCTGAATTAACCCCTCCAATATGGGATATAAACTATTGGCTGTCGGCGGTGACACCGCATATAAAAATGTGACTGGAAAGAGAGGATGAAGAATATGGAATTTTTAAAAGAGATTTTAGGTGAGGAACTGTATAAACAGTTTGAACAGGCAATCAATGCTTATAACGGGAATGAAGCAAACAAAGACAAGCTGATTAAACTGGCAAACCTTACAGAAGGCGGCTATGTATCCAAGGATAAATATACCAGTCTTGAAACTGATTTGTCAGGAAAAACTTCCGAATTGGAAAAAGCGAATACTTTGATTGAAGAATTGAAGAAGTCAACCGGGAAAGATGAAGGATTGCAGCAGAAAATCACTGATTATGAGGCAGAGATTACAACGCTGAAACAGGAAAATGCCGAACTGAAAACAGAAAATGCACTGAAATTTGCCTTGGTTGCTGCCGGGGCCGAGGATGTCGATTATCTGGTATACAAGGCAAAGGAAAAAGGAGAGATTCAGTTGGATGACAAAGGGAATATCCAGGGGTGGGATGAACTGTTGAATAGTCTCAAAACTCAGTCACCAACTCAGTTTAAAACAGAGGGAAAACCAAAGGTTGAACCGATTAGGCTTCCGGGAGGGACCGGTGATCCGGATAAGGCACCGCAGTCCCTGGCAGAAGCTTTAGAGATGCAGTATGGGGAAAAATAACAGAAAGAAAGGTTAAAAGGTGAGTAGATATGGCAATGACGTTAAATGACATGAAAGCCGGTATGGTGGATAAGGTATCTGAAAAAGTAGTTGATATCTTTATGAGAGAGTCGGAGATTCTTCAGGTTTTGCCGTTTGATAATACGGTGAGCCCTACCGGGGGAAGCACTCTGACGTATACGTATATGCAGACGAAGCTTCCGGCAACAGCGGCATTTCGTGAGTTAAATACGGAATATGAAGCCCAGGAAGCAACCCTGGAAAAGAAATCCGCAGATTTGAAAATTTTTGGTGGTAAGTTTGGCATTGACCGTGTTTTAAAGCAGGCGGAGGGTCGGTACAATAATATGGCTTTCCAGATGGAGCAGAAGATTAAGGCAGCCATCAGTTTATTTCACTATACGCTGATCAATGGCGATGCAACAACAAATAAAAAAGAATTCGACGGGCTGGACAAAATGCTGGCGAATACAACCACGGAGTTTAATACAGCTGCAGCATTGGATATCTCAGATATGACAAAGCTGAAAGCAAATGCAGACCAGCTTTATGAAATGCTTCAGATTCTGATTCGGGAGACATCGGCGGATGCGCTTCTGATGAATTCAAGCATGATATCCAAAATTCAGACAATGGCCAGAATCCTCGGTTACAAAACGGAATCCGAAGAAGCCTTCGGGAAAAAGGTTGTATCGATGGATGGAGTACGCTTTATGGATTTGAAAAATCACTATACGGTGAGTGATTCTGCGGCGACCGCTGTGCCGTGTGTAAAGAGCGGCATTTCTCGGACTGTTGGCGGGACGGCAGTAACAGGCTTAACAGATATTTATGCGATTAAGTTTGATGTAAACGAAGGATTTCATGCTGCAACGATTACCGGCAGCAGTGCGATTTCCCAGTATGTACCTGATTTCACTAAACCGGGTGCTGTAAAAGAGGGCGAAGTTGAGATGGTAGCTGCAACTGTTTTGAAGAATACAAAACATGCAGGTGTCATTCGAAATATCAAGATTGCATAAGGGGGGAGGAAAACAATATGGCAGCAGCTAGAGAAAAAAGTAAAGACAAAGAATATCGTGTTACCGTAAAAAGTAATCCAAACTATTGCGGAACGGGTGCCGGCGGCGCCCAGTTTGCTCATGGAGAAGCACGTATCACGGATAGCAACCTGGTCAATTGGTTTAAAAGCCATGAAGGCTATACTGTTGAGGAAGTTAAAGAAGCATCCGAAGAATAAGTTAAAGGAAGGTGCGACGATGATAATTTCTGTGACTGAATTGATGGAAAATGATATGTTCAGCGAATTGGGTGAAGAGCAGCTGAAAGCAAAACTGGATGCATTGGAGAGTATGATTCGGGCATACACAAACAATAACTTCCAGAACAGGGCTGTGCGTTTCTGCGGGAAGAGTTTTGGCAGTATGGTTTATGGATATAGCCCATTTATTCGTATCGGCGATACGGTTGAAATATCAGCTTCTGGGGTAAATAATGGGTTGTATGTCGTAGGAAGCATTACACCAGAGTATATCGAGGTGGATAAGGAATTGTTTGAAATCCCCCAGAACATGGTGACAAAAGTAGAATATCCAGCAGCAGTTAGGCAGGGGGTATTGAATCTTTTAACATGGGAATTAAATAACCGTGAGAAGGTTGGCATAAAATCAGAAACGCTTTCCAGACATTCAGTCACCTATTATGACCAGGATTCGGCTAATCAGGTCATGGGCTACCCTGTGTCACTCATGGGATTCTTAAAGCCGTATGTAAAAGCGAGGTTTTGATGATGGCAAAAATCGGAGGGAATATCAAAGGTGTCCTGCAGATACAGAGCAGCAGTACAAATTCTATAGGAGAGCCAGTCAGCGAGTGGTCGGATGCCGTTAAATTGAATGGGTGGTTGGGACTTCAGACTGGCGATTATAAATATGAGAATTATAATGCTAAGATTGAAGAATCCACTCATGTGTTTTTATGTGATTACAGGCCTGAAGTCTATGCTCTTGCAGCGCAGGACGTGAGAATGATAATTAAGAACCGGGTATACGACGTGCTGCTCATTGACAATCCGGATGAGATGGACGAACAGCTTGAAATATACCTGAAAATGGTAGGTGGGTTTTATGCCGGAGATTAAGTTTGAGGATAACCGTGTACAGATAAAAGGGCAGATAAAGGCAGCCTGTATCCAGTGGCTTTATGAAGTTGCTGGAGAGGTTCAAGGAAGAGTTATGAGAAATTCCAGAGTAGATACCAGCCGGACAAAAGGCTCATGGAAATACTTTGTGGATACCGGAAAGATGGAAGCTTATGTAGGCTCAAATTATCAAAATGCCATCTGGGAAGAATATGGCACCGGACAGTATGCGCTGGAAGGAAATGGCCGGAAGACACCATGGAAATATCAGGACGCCGATGGACACTGGCATACTACAAAGGGTAAAAGGCCACAGAGGATGCTCTATAAAGCATTTAGAAGTATATCATCTAAGGCGAAAAAACGGTTAGAAGAACGTCTTGAAGGGATGTGATGTGTTTGAGTATAGCGGTTTTAGAATGGCTTAATAAACTGCTTGCCGGTATCGGCATTAACTATCAATACGGGTTATGGCGGACCTATCCCATCCCATTTCCGTATTTTGTGGGGGAGAAAAATGAAGAGGCGCCGGATTCTGAGGGTGGTATGCAGCAGAGTGCGCTTTTAATAACCGGGACAGGGCCAAGCCTGCTTGAATTAGAACAGGCCAGAGATAAAATAAAGAGTCTCAATGACACAAGGGCAATTCTTGACAATGGGTCAGGAGTTGCCATTTTTTATGATGGAGCTTATGCCGTCCCTGTTGATGAACCAGATATGAAACGTATACAGATTGATTTAACAATAAAAGAATGGAGAGTGAACTGATATGGCAGATGCAGTAAAAATGCCGAGTGCCGGTGTGACGGCATCAACACCTGAACGGATTATGCTTGGTGCGGGAGTGTATGCAAAAGATTTGCCTATAGACACATTGCCTACAGCAGAGCAGGTGCTTCAAGGGATTATCGGAGCAACCAATGGCGGTGGCAAGGTTGAAATTATTCCTGAGTTTAAGGATTTGGAAATTGATGGTGTTCTTGTGAAAACCAAGGGCATGGTTCAGAAGGTTGGCGAGACAGCAAAAATGGAAACCAATATGGCGGAAGTCATTCCGGAAATGATTGCCAAAATGGTTGTCGGCAAAACAGATACATCGACACAGGATTACACAAAGATTGTATCGAAAGCCAAGCTGGAAGCAGGGGACTATTATTCAGGCTTGGGCTTTGTTGGTCAAACACTGGCAGGGAATCCTATTATGGTCATTTTCAAAAATGCCCTCTGTACTTCGGGATTTTCCACGGAGGCTAAAAATAAAGAGCAGGCTGTATTTACCGGCACCTTTGAGTGCTATGCAGATACAGATGCTATTACAAAAGGAGATAACCTTGAAACGCTTCCGTATGTCATTTGGATTTATAACAAGGATACAGGTGCTATGGAACAGGCCTAGAAAAATGTGCAAGTCAGGAGGAAAAAATAATGTATGTTAAAAGAAAACTGGCTGTTGGTGATTTGATGCCGGTAATTCAGATTATTAAAAAAATTGGAATTAGAAATTCATAATTTCACAGGTGTTTATCGCACCTCATAGAGTTTTAATA